CTTTACTTCCATCTGCATATGTAGCTGTAGAAGTTGTTGAAATTATTTTAGCAATAGTCGAACTCCTAACAATATCATCTGCTTGTGGCTTTGCTGTTCCATCACCAGCAGAAATAAGAAGATCGCCTCTAGCAACAGTTGTTGATGCGGCTACTCTTATCACCATATCACCTGTCATTGCAACATAAAAATCATTTACAACTTTATCGTCATCATTGTCCCAAGTAAAAAATACACCAGCAACATTTTTATCACCTACAACATCAGATATTTTTGTCATATTTAATTGTTGGTTATTTTCTCCCTCCCAAACACATAAATCGTCTAAGTTGCTCAATACAGTTCCTTGATAAACTGTTGGTCTATCAGATTTATTGGTTTGTGAAAGTCCTTTAAATTGTGACCATCTACTTAAATGGCCTCCGTTATATGAAACACT